CTTTTAGCACAGTAAAATAAACTAGAATAATATGAAAGGATTTAATTATGGCTTCATATTTTAAATCAGATGGAAAATATATTTATTTAGAAGCAGATTATGCAGAATTCTATTTACCAGAAGATTATTTTGATGAAACTGGTAAGTTTGCAGAAGATAAAGGTGATATGATAAGAACATTAGGTATATTTACTGTAGGTATTTTTGAGAAAGATAAATTAAAAGAAATAAAAACTTTTAATGTACCTACATGGATAGAATTATATTCACCATCTACTGAAAGTAGAATTGTAAATATATCAAGAAATCCTAATGAAGTTAATGAGGTTAAATGTAAAGTAATTAACTATCAAAAAGGTGCAAAGATAATGAGTAGTTCTGTAATTCAGGATAGTAGTAATGCTGAGGATTATATGAATCTTATCATCAAAGGTAAACTTCCTCAATGTATTCCATATAGTAGTATGATGGATTTATGGCAAAAAAATCTAAATCTTAATAATGTAGGATTTGGAGTAATGAATGTAATAGAAGAAATGATATTAGCTACTATGTGTAGAGATAGGAGAGACCCAAGTAAAAAATTCTGTCATGTAGTAACTACAGAACCATTAACAGATTATGATTATAAAATGAATAATGTAAGACAGATATGTCAGTACACTTCTACATTCAATGCTCTTACATTTGAGGATATGGATTCTATGATTACAACATCCCTTAATAGAACAAAAAATAAAGGTGTTGAAACGCCTTCTCCTGTCGAAGTTATACTAAAACAGTAGTGTTTCCAAGGGATACGGCAATCAAACATTAAAATAAATCTATAGAGTTTTATAATGAAATAAACTCTAATATTTCAAGTTAAGGAGATATAAAACATGGCACAAACAATACAGATTGTTCCTCGTTTTTCATTCCCACATATAGAAAGTTATGTGAATGACTACACACAGGTAGCAAATGACGAACAAGTCAATGCTGTTGATGTCTCAGTCATTGAAGCATACGCTGTTAGAGCTCCTAAGGGTGTTGATAATAGATGGATTAGAAAAACAAATAAGGCTGATGCCATTAAGACATTTGGTGATTCAAATTTTAAGAAATATGGTCAGCCATTAATGCAGGCATTAAATGTACTTGATCATAATAACTCAGCTGTATGGATGATGAGAGTCATGCCAGAGAATGCAGCTTATTCTAATGCAATAGTTTCAATTCTTTATAAAGCAGATACTGCAGCTGATACTCCAAAGGCTAGTGATAGAAAGTTTAGAATTAAGCTCGTTGCTAAGAGTAAAGAAAATATATCAACTGCTAAAGCACTTGCTACAGCAGCTAAGGGTACAGAATTCACAGACGCAGATGCAGAGACATATAAGCAGCTTCCATTACTTACAGTAAGATATTCAGGAAGAGGTGATTGTGGTAACTTCTACTCATTGAGAATTTCTCAGGCTCTTACATATGAAAAAGAATATGGTATTAAGATGTACAACTTCGAAGTACTTACATCAGAGAAAGGTCTTGTAAAAGATGCTAACTATGTAGGTGCATTAGTTTCTTCTATGAAGTATACTTCAGAAGGTTCTACTCTCATTGATGACGTAATAGACGAAGTTGACATTGATAAGACACCAGTAATCGTAAGATGTAATGATGAGACAGTTCAGGCAGTATATGATGAATACGTTAAGTTCATTAAGCAGCAGAATATTGACCTTAAGGCTCAGTATCAGACTGATCTTACTACATACAATATACCAGCAGACCAGTTGAATGGTTCACAGCCAGTTGCTACAGAGCATAAAGAGAATTATGCTAAGCTTATGCAGTTAAGCGAGCTTATAGCAGCTACTGATGTAGACAACATTCCTGATGTTGATATGTTTGACCCAATTTATGGTAGACCAGTTGAAGCAACTGGAGAACACTTACCATGTGTATATTATCCAAAGAAGCTTACAGCAGATGTTAATACATCAGCTCCAGGTTATAATTCTAAGGATTATACAAACAGTACAGACCTTGTTACATTTGACTCTATAAAGGGTCTTGTTCTTAAGAACGGTAACAATGGTTATTTCGATACTCCAAGAACAGTTCAGGATGATGGTGGACATTCTACAACTTGGACACTTGAGCAGGAGTATGAAGATGCATTATTGAAAGCATACAATGGTACTCATGATAGAAGAATTCTTTCTCCTAAGAGAATACCAGTATCTGCATTCTTTGATGCAAACTATCCATATACAGTAAAAAATATTATAGTTGATCTTGCTAAGACAAGAAATGATTGTAGAGTTTATCTTGATACTGGTATTATACCAAGTTTCTCTAACTCTGTCGTTAAAGGTCTTATTAAGAATTATACAGTATTTGATAGCCATATGGTATCTGTAGATGTACAGAACTATGAGGTTAGAGAGTACAGCACAAACAAGAAGTGCAATGTGACTACATCATACTTCACATCAGGTGAGTATGTTGATCATATAACAGAGAATGGAATGCATATTCCATTTGTTAGAGGTAATTGTACTCTTACAGGACATATCAAGGATAGCTTACAGCCAATCGTTGAGGAGTACGATAACGACCTTAAAGAGAGATTGTACAATAACAGATTAAATTACTTCGAGTGTATCGGAGAGAATTTATTCTATAGAGCAGTACAGAACACAACACAGAAAGCAGAAACTGACTTACTTGAAGAGTCTGATTCTACTATCCTTTATACATTAAAGAGATTAGTAGAAAGAGATACTGAGAGTCAGATTTATAACTTCTCTGATGAAACTGTAAGAAAGGATTTCGTTGCAGTAGAGAAAGCTAAATATGCTTCATGGATTGGTTCAATAGTTCAGTCTCTTGAGTTCAATTTCGCAACTTCAGAATATGAATTTAACCATTCAATTCTTCATCTTTATTTAGCAGTAGTATTCAGAGGACTTACAAAGAAGGCTATTATTGAGATTGATATCAATAAGCGTCAGTATGTTGCTCCAGCTGAATCAGCAAATGAATAAATAGAAAGGAAAATTGGATTAGATGGGAAATACAATACAAAGCGGTATTAAATCGCATACAAATAATAACCTAACCAATTATGCTCTTTTCTTAGGTGGTACAAACGTAATTAACGAAGTTTTAAGATGTTATGACCCTCTTAAGACAGGTTATGGTCGTTTGTTCATGGTAAGAAAACCAGCATTCTTATTGGATCCTCAAACAGGTATACCTCAGCAGTTCAATAAGTTTAAGCATATTGTAGAATATGGTAATACTGAAATTACTGGACTTAATGATGTATCAGTTGAGTTTGGTTCTATTACTGGTGGTTATGTTGGTAAGTCATTTGATATTCCAACATTTGCTCAGGATAGTACAACAAGCTTTACTGTTACAGTATATGAGTTCTCAGGTTCTCCTGTAAGAGAAGTACTTCATACATGGATCAATGGTACTACAGACTTGATGACAGGTCTTTCACATTACAATGGTTCAAGTCTTGAGAAGCTTCAGGCTAATCAGACAGCAGAGTTTATTTATTGCTCTACAGATGTTACTGGTGAGAACATCGAGTATGCATGTTTGTTTGCTAACTGCTTCCCAGGTGGATTGAATATCGACGTATTCAACCAGCAGGGTGCACAGCACGAAGTTGTTACTACTCAGATTGATTTCCACTGTACAAAGTATGAGTCAATTCAGATAAACAAGATGGCTAAGGTACTTTTGGATAAGTATAAGATAGTAGCGAACTCTCTTAACTTCTACAGTGGATTTAATGCTTCAGATTTCAATGAGGCTCTTCACTATGATATTAAGAGTGGTAAGATGGTATCTGGTATGGGTAATTCAGCTGTACTTAATAGACCACAGAGTATCAACTCTTGGAACTAATTAAATAGATAAAAAATAGAGAAGATAGTATAAATCTATCTTCTCTATTAATTTTCTCAAATTAATCTATATAATGACAAAAGATATACCAACCAACATCGTTTTAAAAATAATAAAATGTGAGGTGTATGTATGGATAAATATGAGGATATAGTGGCTAAAGATATTGAGGAATTTATTGATTTGCTGGTGAATGAAATCCATAAGAGATTTCCTGACAATAAATATGATGTTAAAATATGTGATAACATCAGTAAAGATAATCACCTTGAAATAGAGTTTGATTGTACTAAATATCAATCTCCGATTATTGATAAAATAGCCGAGTCTCGTTTGAAAGCTTTTCAAGCTAAATAAAAAAAGATATCTAGGAACATAGAAAATATGCAATCCTAGATATCAATAATTATCTCTTTTTCTTCTTCTTTGAAAGATTATAGAAGTATCCTTCATTAGACATTAATGTCTCATAATCACCCTCTTCTACTATCTTACCATTATCTAAACAGAAGATTGTATCTACATTCTTTACAGTAGACAATCTATGTGCTACGATAAGAACCATAACATCATTACTGATATTATCAATAGCTTTCTGAACTTCTGCTTCAGATTTATTATCTAATGCAGATGTAGCTTCATCAAATATTAATAACTGAGGCTTTCTAATAAATGCTCTAGCTATAGTGATTCTCTGCTTCTGACCACCAGATAATTTCATACCGTTTTCACCTATAATAGTATTAATACCATCAGGTAGTGACTCTATGAAATCTTTTAGATTAGCTTTATCAATAGCTTCCCATATATCATCATCAGATATATTATCACAACCGTAGATAATATTTTCTTTAATAGTACCATTGAATACTAATCCAGTTTGAGATACTACACCAATCCTCTGTCTATACATGAATTGATTGACATATCCCATATCTACATTATTAACTTTAATAACACCATCAGTAGCTCTTCTGATACCATTTATTAATGATAGTATTGTAGATTTTCCACAACCAGAATATCCTACAAATGCATATTTCTTTCCTTTATACAACTTACAAGAAATTCCATCTAGTATATTCTTCTTATCATATGAGAAACTAACATTATCCAATTCTACAGTATTAATATATTCCATATCAATACTACCGTTTTCTTCCAGCTTCTCTGATATCATATCCATAGCCATATCCAGTGTGCTAACAGTGCTGGTTGCTCTAGACATCACTCTTAGTATATTATTAATACTTTTAAAGGTATCTTTAGCATAGCTATGAACAAGAGTAAATGTGCCTATAGTTATTCTATCGATACTAAACAAATAGGCACCACCAATATCAATGAGTGACCTACATGTAATAATAACTATATTCATCAACTCATTTAAGGTATTACATTCACTAAATACATCGACTTTATTATTTGCATCTTCTTTAAATTTACTCATGATACTAGTAATAATACTATCTGCATTACCATGTGATTTAATAAAAGGTGCCATATTGAATGTACTTGATATAGTGCTCAATATAACTTTAAAAGTTTTATTCCGCCTAATAACTGTGTTACTTAAAGACGTACCCAAAGCTTTCTGTATCAATATGAATACCGGGATTATAGACAACACCAATACACCTAACATAATATGTATCCTAGATAAGATGACAAATGCTATTACAATGTTTGATATATTATACAGCAGAGTTGGTATATGGTCTACAAATATATCAAATGTCATATTCATTACATTATCCATATTCTGATAGACATTACCAGCATCATGACTTTCACTAAAGTCAATCGGTGTCTTTAGGACTACAGTCATTATTTGATGTTGTAATCGTAACTTTATTGTAGCATCTTCTTTACAGAGGAACTTATAGTATATCATACTTATAAATGCGAAACCTAATATCACAATTGTTTGCAATCCATATAATCGCAATATCTCTGTAAATGATTCACCCCCAACCAATGCAGTAACAGCCATCGCAAATACCACATTTCTAATTGTATCTGAGAAGCTATCAACCAGACTAAATACATAAATTATCAATAGCCTTATTCTACTTCCCTTTGTGCAACTCCATAGGAATTTAATCCTATCCAACATTCCATACTTCATTTTAAAAATCTCCTTTCACTTATGGAACTATAGTCTATATGGTTACATGTTTCATATAGCTATAAAAATAATATATAAACTCTATGAAAACCCTATCTAAAAACAAGGTAATAACTATTAATACGAAAGGTAGAATTGAAATGATTAGTGTATCATTTGTAAATAATACAATACAGCCTATCAAAGTCAACGATAGTCTAATTGATATATACAGTACAATTCAGGAAAGCAATGATGTTATATCATCATTAGTTAATGAGTGTATTACTATCAGTGAAGATGTCATGTTCAATGAAGCTGTTGGATTACCTCCGATGAGTGAAGAAAAACAAGCTGAGAAAAGAGCTGGTGTATTCGAGAAAATTGGAGAATTCGCATTAAGCGTATTTAAAAAGATTCAAGAATTTATAGATAGAGTTATAAGAACTATTAAAGATTTAATATACAGATTATCTCCAGTTGAAAAGAAGATTGATATGATTAAGAAAGAAAATCCTGAGTTGGCAAATAAAGTATTAGCTGAAATTGATGCTGGTAATATAACAATGATGGATTTGAAGAATCTTAACGAAGTTGACAAGATGTATAAGGAAATACTTGAGGCTGCAAAAAGAAAAGAAGTTGATGCAAAAACTCTATCAGGTAAAATTGAAGCATTTAAAGCTAAGTTTGATGAATTCTTTAGCGAGGATAGTAAAGCCGTGAAAAAACTCAAAACAGCTGCTACTATAGTAACTGCGGTAACTGCTATTGTATTTGTAAAGACGAATTTGGATAAAGCTATTAAAGCTGATTATGATGCTAAAAAAGTATCTGCAGACTGGTTTGATAGAGCTAGAGATACTGTTAAGGAAATGGAGAAAACTGGCTATTATAAAGCATTAAATCCTAATGAATTAACAAAAGCTCAGATGGTATCAAATATCAATAATTATGCACAAGGTAATTTTGGTAAGATAGTTACTAAAAACGGTAATGTCATGAAAGCATTAAATGCTGTTATGACAAAGCTACTACAAGTAACACAGCACGATACTGATGCAAAAGAGTTCATACGAACAATTCATAAATTGAATAATATGAAACCATAATTTATTGAAAGGAAGTTTATAAACATGGCTAAGAAAGAAATAAAAAAACCTCAGGATACATCAGTTACTGAAGTAGCTGAGGAAGTTGTTGAAACACCAGTTGAAGAAGAAGTTGAAGAGGTTACAGAACCTGTTGCTGAACCAGAAGCTGTAGAAGAGACTCCAGTAGTAGCTCCTGTTGAAGGAGTTGATAAGGAATCTGTTACAGAAGAAGAATATCTGATGGTAGGTTACGAGGATTATACTGGTAAATTTACACCAGATGTAGATGGTAGACTTATTGAGCTTATTGTACCAGATGGTATGGCGGGTAGAGTTACTACACTACTTGGTGAGTATGATTTAATAATCACTATTAACGAAGATGGAAGATTTACAGTAGGACCATTCTCTGGAGATAAGTTTAATGAAGCTGTTAGACTTGTTGCTGGTTGTGGTGTAATGTACAGAATTTAAAAAATATAAATAACTTCAAGGGATTTAACTTCTCTTGAAGTTATTCTTGTATCTAATACATTATGAAAACCATATCTTAAGATAACCAAGAAAGGAATCATACTATGAAAGCTATTTACACTAAAATAGGTGATAAGTTTTATAAGGTCAATCAAGAGACCAGAATACCATCTGTTTTGAATAAATTAGTTCCTGGTACTTCTACATCAGTTAAAGTTGATGGTAATAATAAATATATAGGTCAGATTATTAATATCAATACATTAGAAGGACCAGATACAAAATCCAATTCAGAACTTTATAAAGAGCTTACTGATTGGATTACAGATAAGAAAATAAAATCTATAGATACTCTACAGAATTACTATAAGGTATATATTGATTATTCTGTATATCAGGATAATGCTGAAATAGAACACTCACAGATAGTAAGACCATTAGATGTTGAAGATACTGCTGTTATATTAGGAGTTAATAAGGATAATGAAACTGTTTATAGAAGAGTAAAGAGTTTTAATCCTAAGATTGATTTTAGATTAAGAAATCCACTTCCTCATGGAATTACTCAATCAAGTAAATGTAGATATAGATTAAAGATTAATAATGTTGGAATATTCCAAGAGAAGAATGAGACAGCAAATGTAAGACATAACTCAGTTTATGATGTACCATTCTATATTCCATCTTCAGTACTGAATACAACTTTAGATGAATCTGTATTAGTATACTCATCATATAACTTAGGAGTTGATATTCAGGATATTGATTTAGATTATATCCCAAGAGTAATAGAGATTTCTATGTTTATTACACTTACAAACTTTGTAGCTGTATATGATGATTTAAAGATTGAAGAACTGGTAAATCAGAATAGACCTTCTATGGATGTTGCTATTCAGAGAGACCAACCAACTAGTCCTGGATTATGGGCTAGACCAGTAGATTGATTATATAGGACATTAGAGCCATTATAACTAGTACCACGGTAGAAAATAAATCTACCGTGGTACTAATCATTTTTATGTGTAATGGTTAATTTTATTTAGATACGGATAAGGCTTTAAGTTGTTGGCACCATTTTTTTGTATCTTTATCCTTTAATCCGTATCTAATAAATTGTTATGGTCTTATAAGTTTACCAGCTTTAAGAAGTTTCAACATATCTGTATTCTGTTTAGAAGTACCTGTATATAAGAACTTAAGAGGAACTATCTTATTCAATACAGCAATATCTTTTCTGAATGTCATACTTGTATTATTACAACCTACTGCACGTAATGCTGTTATTATACTAGAACTATTTCCATTAAACTTAGGGAAATATCTTACATTAGGTGTTGGAGTACTTTCTCTAAGTTTCTTATTTACTCTATTCTGAATATCCCTATAATCAAATCCTTCAGCTGTTAGTTTAGCTTTTCTAGCTTCACCAGAACCATACTTATTATTGATTACATCATCAACTACTTTTTCTATTAATTTCTCTTTATCAACTTTTGGTTCTTCTACTGGAGTATTACCTACTGCTAATACTGTATCATACTTAGTCAAACCATATGAATTAATAAGAGCCATTACTTCATTTACATAAGTTGGATATGTAGAATATCCACCATCTTTAATTCCCTGAACACATTTTCTTGGGTCCATTGTATTACAAGCTTTTGAATATCTACTAAATTCACATATAAGATTATAGTAATCCTTTATGGAATCTTCAAGAGTATTATATGCTCTAAATGTATCTACTATATTAGTAGCATTTACACCATCATACCATTCTCTAGTTTTTGTACTATATACAGGTCCTTGCCAATTTCTACCACTCTTAATTCCAAAAAATGCATTTGCTCTTGTCATAAGAGATGATTTACCCCAACCAGTTTCAAGAATTGATTGAGCTATACATACAGATGGAAGAGACCAGTTTCTATTACTATTCTTTCTTGCTAATGCTTCTTTCTGTGCAAGCGTACCAACTTTATCTATATAATCCTGAATTTCTTGTGTAGTTAATTTAGCCATTTCATCTTTTCCTTTCTTTAAAGTATTAAGTTATTGTGAACCACCGTAAACTTCAAACAAAACACAATCCAATAAATCATATATGAAAGGATTAAATTCATAATGAAAATAGATTTATATAATACGAAAGAATTTATTGAGATAAATAAATTACAACCAATAACTTCTGCGATATTATTTCAAAGAGGAGATGTTCCTCACCCAAATGGATTAATATCTAATGAAATTTTTGGAATCACTACTAAATCTAGAAGAGAGACATTCGCATATATAGATCTCCATAATCATTTCTTTCACCCTCATATTTATAAAGCAATACGAAGGATGTTTAGAAATATTGATAAAATCATTAATGGGGAGATGTATTACAGAATAGACTCATCTGGTAGGTTAGTAGAAGATGAAGAAAATGGAGATACTGGTTTAGAATTTATCTACAATAACTGGGAAAAAATAAATTGGACAAAGAATGATGAAGATAATACCGAAGAGTTTGGTATGAGAAATGAGAGAATTAATTTATTAAAGAAATATAAGAAAGATGAATTATTTACTCAATATGAAATAGTAGTTCCTGCTTTCTTTAGAGATATTAAAACAGGTTCATCTAGTGGTGGTGAAACTGATGATATCAATAATCTTTATGGTAAGTTGATAAGATTATCTTCATTACTGGATAGACAAGGTATGTTTGGTTTCCAATTCCATACAACCAATTATAATATCCAGAATACTATAATAGCAATTTATGATTATTTCAAACATAAGTTGGAAAAAAAGAATGGTATGATACGAAAGTATCTTATGGGAAAGAATGTGGATTACTGTATAAGAACTGTTATTACTTCACCTACATATCATGCAGATACTGTAGATGATTTAAAAATATCATTTGAATATACTTTACTCCCATTAGCTCAATGCTGTTCTTTAATGTATCCATTTGTAGTTAAATGGGTAAAAGACTTCTTTGATAGAAATATTATTCAATCAAAGAATTATGTATTACCAAGTAATGATGGAAATAATTATAAGATAATAGACCCAGAATCATATTACTCAGATAAGTATATTAAAAAACTTATTGATGGTTTTATGAAAGACCCTGAGTCTAGATTTAATAAAATTGAAATTCCAACAGATTCAAAAACTCCTAAGTATATTCAATTCTTAGGAAGAAGAATGTCTGGTGAATCAGTTGGAGAATTAGCAGTAATAAATAGACCAATGACCAGAACTGATTTATTGTATATGGCTTGTGAAGATATTGCTAAGAATAAGCATGTTCAGGTAACTCGTTATCCTATTAATAAATCATATGGTATATTCTTTTCTAAGATAAGAGTTGGTTCTACAGCTAAGACTTTGCCTATGGTAGTAAATGGTCAAGTGTATAATTGGTATCCTGATATTGATATCAATACACCAACTCATGAGATACCTACTTTATTCTTAGATGCAACTCAATTCTCTAACTCATACCTAACTGGACTTGATGGTGATTATGAACCCCAATATGGTCACCTTAAACCTCTTTAATTGCTGGGAACTCTTTAGAGCTCTAAGTACCAAAGTGTAATAATCTTAGAGATTAGACAATCAGCAGCCAAGACTCGAAAGAGTAAGGTTCAACGACTAGGGAAAGGCTAATTAAATTAATTAGAACCGAGTAGACCCAATAATAGGGTGAAATGTAGGTGAGAATAATATCAATAAACCGAAATGGGAGGTATCAAGATAATTCTTGATGAAGATATAGTCTAAACTTATGCAGAGATGTATGGATTATAAAAATGATGATGGGGATCAAACTACTGAGAAGATATTATTCACTCAGGAAGCAAATGAAGAAATAGAAAAAGTTATATATAGTAAAAAGAACTATATAGACTCTAAAGGAAGAATTATTCGTGATTCTGGTAAAGAAACAACCCAAACTTTCTATGTATTAACTAAAGACCCATTTGGTGATTATAGAAAACTTACTGATGAAGAAAAGAAATATTTTGTATCTCTTAAAAAAGAAGATATGACTTATACTAATTTTGTTAGTTGGTTTGGTAGAACTACTAGTACAGTAGATAAGAAATCTATTAATGATGCCAGATTCCATGTTTGTGATACTTTAACTCTTACTCACGAAGATTATCATTTAGTTCCTAAAGGAGAAAAAATAGAAACTACTGTAGGTAGATTAGTATATAATAAGATGATGATTGAATCTCTTGGATTTGATTCATTCTTATCTTATGATAATAATGTAATGAGTAAAGGTGGATTTAAAAAGTTTGAAGGAAGAATTGCTGATGCATTACAGAATGATGTTATTGATACTCATCAAATGATGAAGTATATCAATACAAGAGATTGGTTTGGATTACAATTCCATACTACAATTACTTCATCATTCACTCCTGCTACTACTAAAATACCACCATCTGTTAAGGCATTGAAAGAAAAACTACTCAAAGAAAATCAAAAAGCTATTGAAGCAGGTGATGTTCGTGTAGTAGAAAAAATAGAAAATGAACTTATTGATGCTACCATGAAAGAACTTAAAGATGATATAGGAATGGACTTATATACATCAGGTGCTAGAGGTAGTGTTGGTAACCATTTAAAGAATATGTATCTAATGAGGGGAGCTGTCCAGAATCCTTATACTAAGGAATATGAGATAATTACAAATTCGTTATGTGATGGATTAGCAAAAGATGATATTGCAACCCATAGCAATGTTATTGTCTCGGGTTCGTACCCCAAGGCTGTTTTTAATATATCGGCAGCCTATAAACCACGTGAATTGCTGGAACACCGTAAATTTACGGCAATCAGCAGCGAAGATTTAAAAATTATTAACTTAAAAACCTAGAAAAAGTGACAATGCCATGTTATAGAATTTATCAATTTTATAATTTTTAAATAACGTTCAACGACTATCGAAAGCATAGTATAGAAGAAATATCTATATGAAGA